TCAGCGTATCGTAGTCAATAACCGCTGAAAGCAAATTAATTTCAGGTGAGCCAAATTCAAGGTGTTTCCGTTCGCCCCGCTCGTTCGGCTCGTTCGCGGCACGGCGCAAATTCATCTTTGCTTTTTGCTCGTACCAGTCCATCATTCCTAACATATCATTTAATTTTAGGGGTTAATACTAAATCGTTCGGCCGGATCGTTCATCTAACAAAACCGTTCGTCCAATTCGTTCGGCCACATGGAACCCGCCGCCGGTGCAAACCAGTAGCGGGCAAACCTATTTTTATTTGTCGCAAATATCATAGGGTGCAAAGTAATTGTTTGGTGTACCGTTAACCCTACGGCCAAATACTTTGCAAAGGTGGGCGTTATTTGTCACAAAGTAACCCACCTAATAAGATATGATATAACGTGTAAGCAGGCACGCGGCCGCCCGTCAACCACACAAGCAACCACTAGAGCCGCCGCGCCGTCCTGCTTACACCATGTCACGCCCCCGCGCCGTATCATAATAGACTCAGATATTACACACGTTTACACCTCATATCCGGCCACACCATAACCGCCGCGCCCCCCAGCTCTCCGACTTGCTACAAGTTGCACTTTGTGCAGCACCGTTTGTAGTAGTATCATCCAGTCAGTAATAATGAGCAGTAGGCCGTGTTCCATTGTCTAGTGCACGGCTCAACCCTATTACAAGACGCTTAAGTTTTTGCGGTTGACGGCGCACAAAAGCCACCGCCCAGCCGTTGAGTCTATTATTTAACTTTGTTTTTTAGCGCGAGCCGCCCGCCAGTCGGGCAGCCCCATCTATACATATCGGCAAGCAAATCGCGCAGGATTGAGTTCCGCGCGAACTACTCAGCCCCAACACCTCAGCGCCAGAGCCGCCGCCGTGGGTAGCAAGGCCGCCGTACGTTGTACGCGCAGCACCCCACAAGGGCAGGCTCTAAGCCGTAAGTCGACCTCCTACGTTGTAGGCAGGTCAGCAACCGAGGGCAGGACCTTTGGTCATTTGCCAGTCAAAGAGCGCATTTAATAGAGTTGGCGGGCGGGGAATCGAACCCCGCCAAGTGCACCAGCACCGCCAGAGGCCGCACGAGGCGGCAGGGCCTATATTAGGCCACGAGTTTAGCGGCGAGCACGGCCGCAAGCTCAGGCTCTACACCGCCGCTAATAAGCACGGCCGCAGCGTCAGCCAGAGCGCGGGCGCGCTTTTCGGCCGCCTCCTTTTCGGCCGCCTCCTTATTCGCGGCGGCAGTTTTGGCGTCCTGGTACTCTTTGTTGACCTTTTCGGCCGCGCGGGTACCACGTTTGGCGGCACGCTCGAGGCGCTTTTCTGCGGCCACCTTAGCGCGGATAGAGGCGAGGACACCGCGAGCACCGTAGACGGCCACGCCGCGAGCGTCAACCACGCGCCCGTAATAGTCTAACAGGCAGTCGGCCAGAACCAGCTTGTTATAGGGCACGAGGCGCAGCACGTCAAGCACGTGCTTTTCCTCATCCGTGAGTTCTTCGCACGCCGCGACCTTAGCGCGGGCGGTCTTAGCAATCTTGTTAACCAAGTTGATAGACTTAGCGGGACTGAGCTGATCGGCATCGACCACGGCCGCGCGGCGCTCAGCCGATTTAGCTAAGTAGGACGAGTAAGCCGCATCCGACAGAGCCGCGAGGCGCGACGTCTGCAGGTTGATAGCGTCAGCCGGAGCACCAGCAAGAGCGGCGGGCACCTCATCCGCCATGCAGTCAGTAACCGCAATATACTCACGGACGGAAGCGGCGGCTGAAGCATCAGTAGCGACGGCGTCAGCGTCAGCCAGAGCGAGGACGCGCAGAGCGTAGGAGAGCGGGGACACTTGCAGAGCCGCGGGCGCGACGTCAGAGGCACGCTTGATAGTAGCCGTCAGCGTGTGAGGCAGAGCCACGAGAGCACGGGCGGCAGGCGCAGCGGTTGAGGACTGAGCGGAGGGGACGAGAGTCGCGGCGCTCGTTGCAGACTGTTGGGTAGTTCGATTTGTTGTCATAACCTTGATTGTTTTAAAATGTTACTAAATAGGTTTATTAATTCTATTACAAAGGTACGACTTTTTTTTTAAGGTGAAATCCACAAAAGCAACTTTTTGCCCTCTTTTTTAGGGTAGTTCGAGGAAATTTAGTAAGTAATTGATATACAAGCAGTTATAAAGGGCTTAATGTTACTCTTGTAATATCGTTTTAGGGGGGCGGCAGCCCCCCACCGGTATATTAAAAATTTTGTGACTTGACCTCTCCAAAATTTTCCCCCTCCCAATTTTTCGCGTCCATTATTTTTACTACAAATTTTAGAATCCCCAAATTTTTCGCTCTTCCCAATTTTTCGCCAATCTTGACATATTAACCTCTCTTAACAAATATTTAACAATGGAAAACACTGATTAAATATGGTTAATGTTCTTGCTATATCGTAGGACATTGTTATCTTTGGCACATCGCAATAAGGTTGCGTAAATAACTGAATCACATACATGATACGCAGTATTACACAATTTTTAGCCCCAGTAGACTCTCCTGCGTTTGTCTCAGGTCTAAAAAATCGTATATATACTTTTTTATGTACGTGGGCAGAAAATTATTAACAAACATGGTTTTTGCTTATGGCGTTGAAGTTAAAACAGCAGTTTATGTACACTCCTAAATGTGCGGAAATGACGGAGAAAGCGGTAGCCAACCTGATGGATGTCTACTCGCGTGATGTATTCGCTATGGTCCAATCGGTAAGAGGGTATTCTGAGCAGGCCAATGCCATCTGCAAATTCATTAAGGGTGCATTTAGAGCCGCGGCTTTTGGTTACTATAAAGGCCAGGTACACTTCTTTACCGGCAAAATCTACGAGCCGGTACCTACCTTCGTACTTAGAGATATCGTCAGTCAGTTCCTTGACCAGTTGGAGATATCCCCGAGATTATTGTTGAAGTACGGAGATAACAAGTTCTTCTTTGAGGCACAGAGGGCCTGCTGCTATAACCCTTTGCAACCCTCGTTCCATCTGATGTCGTTTAGAAATTGCGTGGTGGATATGGCTACCGTCACGCAATACCCGCATGACCCGAGGTACCACTGCGTATATTTGCACGACTACGACTTTGATATGACCGCGGAGTGTCCGACATGGAAAGCGTTCTTGAAGAAGATGCTACCGGATAAGGCATCCAGGCAGATATTGCAGATGTATTTGTCGCTGGCATTGGTGGATAGAAGTACCATGACGATGAAAGTGGAGAGTTGTCTCTGCTGTTATGGTACCGGGTCCAATGGCAAGTCCGTGGTATTCGAGACTGTATGCGGACTATTTGGAAAGGAGAACATCGGCATGTCGGGCGTGGAGAGCATTATCTGCGGTAAAGGTGATGAGCAACTTAGAGCGGCAGCAGCCATTGACGGAATGAGACTGCTATACTGCTCCGAGGTGAACAAGAAACTGGCGGTAGGGGATAGCGGTTCCTTATTCAAGAAGTTCGTGTCGGGGGAACCGATACAAGGGAGATTGATAGGACAAGATGAGTATACGATATACAACATCCCTTATTTGGTGATGAACTTGAACGATAGGATAGATACCGGAGATAATTCGTATGCGATAACCAGGCGGTTTATTGAGTTGGATTTCCCCGTTCGAATCACCGAAGAGGATAAGGATATGGGATTGGCAGGGAAGATAGCGAAGGAGTACCCTGGAGTGATGGCATGGCTCGTCAGAGGGATGCGTAACTTCAAGGCGAACAACTACCGATTCCCGCAATCCAGGGCCACCGAGATGGCTAAGTTCAAGAACCTGGCATACTCCGACTCGTTCTACGCTTGGTGCTCACTTATGCTCATGCGCGACCAACCGCTGCTTAAAAGGGAGGAACCTAAGAAGTACGCGGTGGCAGACTTGTTTGCCAGCTACGTCGCCTTCTGCGAGCTGAACGGATTGGACTATCAGAACTTACTGGCTTTCGGACGCAAGATGGTGAAGGCTGGGTTCACCTCGCGAAGGGAGAACAAGACCACCAACTATATCATCTATGGGGATTTTGATATCACGAGAGTACCCGAGCTGGCAGACAAGGAGGTATTCGATATGCCTGCGGTGGAGGAAGAGGAAGAGTTATATTAATTAAAAATATTGAGATATGGCACTGACGGAATGGAAAAATGAGAAGAGCTTCACTTCCTGCGAGGACTGCGGAAGTTGGATGGATGGAGAGTGTAAGATGGGTCTCGCGCCCAAACGCGCTGGATTCAACAAGGCGGGCGACATCTATGACTGCAAGAACTTCCACTTGGCTAAGAAACCGAGCGTGGAGGGCGATGCGGTATTTACCGCTAAGGGTGACGATGTAGTATTTGAGGCTGAGAATACCTGCGAGGGTACGATCGCTAATGATGCCGAGACGGAATCACCTAAAGCGGAAGAGAAGGTGGTGGCTAAGAAACCGAGCGTGAAGAAGAGCAAGAACAAAAAGAAATAATATGGCAGAGAACAACATTGTTTGGGAGAAGCAGGTAGGTAATCTGCTGCTCCGCAAGATAAAAGGCGCTGACTTTAAGGTATCCATTACCAAAGAAGGCGAGACAGAGGACAAGGGTAATGTAACCATGCACTACATCATCCTTTCCAATGTGGATCATAGTTTTGAGATCACATGGAGAGAGGACACCTTGGTATTCCAACTTCTGGAAGAGTGCGTGAAACAGAACACGAAGGAAACAGAGGTTATCATTGATGTAATCGTATATACCTCCTTCATGGCTGCAAGTTCTGCGGATGTATGCCATACCTTCCGCAAGAAGAACGGAGAGCAGATCGTGGATGGCCTTCGTCTCTCTGTGCAGAGCGCTATCTCCGAGTACCTGAAACGAACAGAGGACTATCTACCCCTGGAGGAAGAGGAACCGGAGGATAAGATAATTGACGATATGAGAGCATACGCGGACGCGCAGAAAGCGTTCGATGATATGCAATCAGAGTGATAATCCCGTATATTTGACTGTCTAAGCACCGAGCGCGGTGCTGCAACAAGTGTGTGTTAATTTCATAGTGAGAAGTTTACCCTCTGGTTCGTGAGAATAGGAGGGCTTTGGTAGGTTTTTATGTACTGTTTGATATAATATACATTCCCTTCCGGTTCGAGAGAATAGGGAGGTTTTAAGGAGTCGCCGAAAGAGATTTTTGATTGTTGGCATGTTTAAGTTCCACGATGTTTCGGTCTGCGAAGATGGAGATATCCAAGTGTTGGAATGGTTTATGTCTAAGTATACCTACTACTTGGCACTTATTACTTTGTTTTTTCTCTATTTTATTTGTTACTGGACCCGCCTCGTGGTCCGTGAGGATAGGGGCGGTTTTTAAGGAAGCGTCGAGAAGATATTGGCCTTGGGCCACCTAAACCTAACTAAATTGACAAGCAACTCATAGTGTTTTTGGTACATTGATTCTCCGCCTCGTGGTCCGTGAGGATAGGGGCGGTTTTAAAGAGAATACTTCTGTTTTACAACTATATAATTCCAATCTGATTTACTTATAAATTTGGTTTTTGTGATGCGTCTTGCCCGAGAGGGTAGGGCGCATTTGTTTAATGGCCAAATCAAAAAATACTCTATAGTAAGATGTAATCATACCCGGTTTTTGGGATAACCACAAAACGGGGTAGGGGAAAAGAAAGGGTGTACCCTCATGTAGAAGATACACCCCACTCCTTGCCATAGAGATTCTTTAGTCGCTATCCGCCTCGTGGTCGATAGTCTTGGATCTGCGGACGCTAAGTCTGCTAATCGACTTGTACCACAGCAAATCTCTTTCGAGTTTGCGACGTTCTTGCAATTTAACCAAATACTCCTTTTGGCTAAACACTACTAAACCAAATATCTTAATCATCTTCTTCCGTATTACGTATTTGCTCTTTTTCCTTTTTGATGTAAAGCTCACAATAGCGGCAGGAGAGAGGAAGGTAGAAATGCACCAGCTTTTCCTCATCCTCTACCACATCCTTCTTCATTTGGAGAAGGTCCGCGTACTTCATCATTACTTCCGCTCTCTCCTTGGAACCCGGTTTCATAGAGTTGGCGGTTTTCAGTAGTTCGCGTGCCACCTCTTCCTTACTCATCAGTCCATCGGAGATGGGGATGCTCTCTTGCTCCGCAATCTCCTGCTGGTTGCGCTTGGTGATCTTCTTATACTGCTTTTGCAGGTCGGTTACAAGGTAACAGTACGCATTGTCCGCCAGGATTCGTCTGAGTTGCCCCATGTCGTAGTCCTCGGTACTCTGCGAGTTCTTGTTAATGACCGCATAGTAGGCATCCCTCTCGGACATACCTACCGCTACAAGCAGAGCCATGACGTATACGTCCCACTCCACTCCGTTCTTTTTTGCTTTCTTAATTAGATTGTCTGATACTCCTTTCATATTTCTCCCTCCATTTCGTATGCGGGTACACGATAACATTTGCAATGGGAGTGTGGATAGCCATTATCCGCGTCCTCTATGGGATGGAAACCCACTTCCATATCGCATACCTCACATGGGTAGTTACTTCCTCTTAATTGATAATAGCCGACCGCACCGCGTTCTTTCATATCCCACTTTACCAATTCCCACCAAGATATATCCAGCGAGCCTTGCGTAATACGCTCAATCTGTGTAGCGCTCACATTGCTCCTACCTCTGCCGAACGTGGCACCTCGAGAACGAAGTCTATCGGCCTTCGGGAAAGACATGGTAAAAGCTTTAGTGATGAGATTATCCGTCCACGGTGCCTTCATATTGGCAAGATAGTCGTTGGCTGTGCGCAGGTAGTTATAGCCAGCCAATAGACCCGCGGCAATAAACGCTTCCATCTCTCCTTTGTAGTTGAATAGGTAGCCATTCATCTGCTCGTAGACGGTCTGCTTGCCGTTACCAAGCGTATAGAAATAGGCAAGAATATCCTCCTTATCCTCATCCTCCGCCAAATTTGTGATAGACTCTTCCAATAGTGCGTAAATCTCATCGAGTAACTGCTGAATAAGATCATCGACATCTCTATTTAGTTCATCGTTATTCGAGAACGCAAAATCAGAAGGCGCTGTGCGGTATTTGTAGCCAAGGCGAATAATCTTAACCGCGTAGTCATAGAGCAAGGAGCGAACACCCGATAAAAGGATGTTCTCCTGCTCTATGCGACGCGCCAGGAACTCCTGAGCCTCTTCCAACGCTTGCTGTGTATAGCCTTCCATCATTAACGATTACGATCAAATTCATCCCAATTACTACGGCCCAGCCAGTTTCCGTTTTCATCATACAGGCGCCCGGACTTGTTAGGTCTACCCGCTCTTCGTCCACGGCCACCGGTATTCGCGTTTCCATCGTAGCCATGCTCCTTTCTCTGCGGAGTATCGTTGGCCTTATCGGGGTCTACGGCCTCTTTGATTTCGCCCATCGAAGAGGAAACCTGGCCATTTACATTTGCCTCAGACGAGATAATCTGCGCACCCATCGTCTGCTGGAGGTTAGCCAGCACATCCTGCTGCTGCTCTTCCTCCATTTCGGACTTAATACGCTCAATCTCGTCATTGGTAGTGTAGATGCCAGCACGCTGCGATGCAGTACGCTTAGACATAAACTTATTCTGCACACCGAGAGTAAGGTTCTGCATGAGTTCTGCTACGTTCTGCGGTACGTAAGGCTCAATCCACACGTTCATCTTTAAGCCCGAGAAGTCAATGGTTTTCTCAGCCTCCACTCCATAACCGAAACGGAAGATGTTAACCATATTATCCATAAAAGGCGCGAAACGATTGGCGTCCGCGGTAGCCTGCTCAATGGCTACATGGAAAAGCAGACGGATTGAAGAGGACGGGGTATCACCGGACTTCAATTCTACGTTCTTTACGGCCTTCCCTTGCTGATAGATGGCATCCTCCAGTCGGTTTAGTTCCGTATTGTAGGAAGTAGACGCATCTTGACGCTGCAAGAACCCAGCCTCGCCATCCTCCGGAATGATCAGCATCTTGACGGAGTTATTGGGGTCTCCAATTACATCCACACCTTCTCCCTTTAAGTACATGATAGGAGTTCCATACGCATGGTTGCTTTGCGCAAGACGCGAGAAAGAAATCTCGTAGTTGTCAATAGTATCCTGCGCACGTGACCAGCAGGGACCCATATCGTCGCGCATATAGGCAACCGGAATGAACGGGAACATGTGACGTTTCTTCTCGATAATCTCGTAACCGCTCTGTCCGTAGAGATTCTTAATGGTATTCTTTAACTTATCCGTCGTGGAAGCCTCTCCACGCTTCAAACGGTAGTAATACTCATCATCCCAAACCTCAATCCATGATGTAATAGTAGTACCATCTTGGTCTACGTCGGTATACTCGTGCGCCAAGCATGACAACTTATCAGTTTCCGGATCGAAGTGCGGGTAGATCTTGTCTCCATGCTCGTAAGAGAGGACGCGCCAGCCAAACTTACCATTGCGGAGATAGCCTACGAAGGCTGTATCGCCGGTAGCTTTCACGGACCATGCAGCATCAAACCATGCCACCTCCATGCCCTTGTTCAACCATCCAAGACGGAAAGCCTGGAAGATGTCCTCGTTGTGATCGTTCTCCTTTGTGGAAAGCAGTTCAAACTGCACATCATTTGCGCAGAGGTGAGTAATCTGCTTGGTTAGGATGTCGTATTGATAATCGAACGCATAACGAGGTACTTCCTCGAGGAACCATTTTTTAGATTCAGGGTCCTGGCGCCAGATGTCGGGGTAATACTCCTTGTTATTGATAAGATGCCCGTTCTTATCCAACTCACGCAAGAAGTCCGCTTGGGTAACAATGTCGAAAATCGGACTATCGCCATGATAGGTGTTCATCATGCGGCTTACGTCTCTTGTGACGCCACCGCGGTGGTAGCCTTCCGGTCTGATGCGAACAAAAGGCTTCTTTAAAAGCAGGCCTTGTATGCCTCGCTTGCTTGTTAGAGTCTCCATAATCCTTTAGGTTTAGTATGTTTTTTACTTTTGAGTTCAAAAATCATGCGGATAATCAACGCCTCAAAGAAGTCCGGCGAGTGGCCTACATACTTCTTCATCAGATCCTTGGTTATAAGAAAGAAACCTTTATCCGCTTTGGCTTCATCCTTCCTAATACATTTCCGCTCCTTCATGAGGATTTGTCGGAGTGGCATATTCTCAAACCCTTTTCCGGAGAATTTAAGGTCGAGCAGTCGTGAGTTGATGGATATCTCTCGCTCGTAAAGTTTGGTGGTGAATAGATACGCGCATTGCGACTTTAGATTACCGTAGAGATTCTTTTCCTTCGTGTCCACCGCCTCTTGATTGTTGAATGGAACCGCCCTCGGAAACCATCCTTTAAGCGTCTGACCAACACCTTGTAAGTCGTATGCGAAGTTTTCCTCCAATACTCCCCATTCCTCCAACTTTGAACGAATCGCGTTTACGGTACTTTTAGGGTCAAGCTTAAACACTGCGATATCTTGAATATGCCAACCGACCCAATGCCACATGACGAGAGAGTCACCACCGGTAAAGGCAACGTCACATGATGCTCTTCGAACCCCATCGCCAATCATCTGCGGTTGTACGTACATTGCTTCAAGGTCGCCCATCTTAATCATATCATTTCCGATGGCTTTGTAGTTCCAATTACCCTCCAGGTCCCTGGCGCGTTGCTCTTCATCCTGCTGGGCAAGGTTGGCTACATAGTTCGGGTCAGAGGCAAGTAACTTCTCGTTTTCTTCAATACTACCCTTGATGAAGGTGGCGGACTTGATGAACATCGTCAGTTTATCATAGCCAAACTTCGCGAAGGCTGGTTTCCATAGTCTGTCGATGATATCCCTACACTGCCCATATACTTCCTCTCGCGTATCTCCCCAATATATACTGGATGGACTATCTCCATCCATAAAGCAGTAGCGTATCTTCCCACTCCTTTCCGATATAGGCAATCCATCCTCTCCAATCCACCAGTCAATGAATTGACGAACCCATGAGTCGGGGTCGGGGTTGCAAGTGCCATATACGCGATTGCGAATACCGAAAGCATTACGATTGACAGTAATGATGTACTTAAACTTCTTGTAGGGCATGTGCGTAATCTCGTCTACACCCACATAAGCATATTGCTTACCCTGGAAACGCTGAACGAACGCATCATAAGCACCGGAATAGAACTCAAAACGCAGCGAACCTCCTTTGTAGAAGTTCCATGTCATATCGTTCATGGCTTTATTGTATGTACCAAACTGCGAATAAAGTAGCGTTGCATCCTTCGTTAGTGATACAGAATCATTACGTTCGTTACGTAGTATAATAGCGTTAAAGTGCGGATTGTAGACGTCTTTCAGTGTTTCCATTAACAATGAAAACGAATTGTGCGTCACGATGAAGTCGTCCGTTATGTAAAGCGCATTTGGATTACTAACCGCAATACAACGGCATTTTTCATAACCGACGAACTCATACCCAGTAATTCTTCTACACGGGGTTGATACGCCGCCATTATACTCCTTACAGAGGTCCTTTTTCCTTTTTAATCTAAAAAGTTGCTCCTTATTCGCTATCTTTATATAAAGCGAGTAAGAATCCTGGCATCGGGTATACTCGCTATTCTTTTTATACCCAGACTCGCGTTTACTAATTGTAACAGAGGCGCCAATGGATTCAAGCATATATCTCATATCCTTTGCGAGGGTTTCACTTACGGTAGTATAAGAAATCCTCCCATGCGAATCACAACAGCCATCTGTATCCATCAACCCCTGGATAAAAGCTAATCTTTCATTCAATGAGGCGGTCTTGTAATATTGAGGGATAAATTTTGAGTTTGATACACATCCGATTAGCCCTAATTTACGAAGATGCTCATATAGATTTGCATCGTATATACGATAATCTTTGGCAATTGAATTTTGTTTCCTTCCGCAAGAATCCATTGAGATACCTGCCGATATGAATTGACTTATTATCTCATCATCCGCAGAAGTGAACAGAACTTTTTCGTGCTCAGATGCAATCTCAGATATGCAGCCATCGCCAACGATCGCTCCAATTAAGTATGGGTCAATGGATGGGACCCATCCATGCACTGGGCGCGTAAATTTAATCGGAGCTGTTAAAGGAATTAAAAGGTGCTGCTCCCACTGCTTCTTTTCTTTCCCGGAATGTTTGTCCAGAAAGTCCTTAATCATAGAAAAGGTCCAGGTGCGCCAATCCATTTCTTGCCCACCACCATTGTTTATACGCTTCTTGGTGATTACGTTTGTTCGTTTAATGTTCCATAAGTGATCCTCTGAACAATCCGCAAACGTGCCATCAGAAAATTTTAACCTATATATAGGCTTCACACCCCATTCAGTGATACAAATCACTTCCTGTGTACCTCCCATTGTATCGCTTATCCTATCTCCAACACGCAATTTTCCAATCGGCTTAAATCCGTATGGGGTACATACTTTGGAATAATAAGGTTGCGCTTTACTTGCCCCTCGGACTCCCCCGAAGATTGTGATATCTGCTTTGGTTGACAAAAAGATTTCCTGACAGCCTTTCTGTGCAAAATAAGCACTCGGGTTGGCTGCCCTTTTCTCCTTCGAACGCATCTTATTGATTTCCTCGTATTGGAGTACTAAACATCCATCTTTATCGTGAATTTCTATCATAACAAAAAAGAGGTCGCACGCAAACCATACAGCCTGCACGCGAACCTCTTGGGATTCTATATTGATTAATGTACAATGCAAATATAGTAATGTCCTCTTATTAAGCGAATAAAAATCGAATTTTATCGAAAAAATCTCGCAAATAATTTGTGAATGTGCCATGACATTTATATGTTTGCCCTCGTAAAATACATTGCGATGGCATACAAGATTAAAGAAACCTTAACTACTTCTGATTACATCAGAAAATACGGCCACGAGCCGAGTACGATTAGATGCTCATTCTGTAAACTGAAACTCTTGGAGTTTGAGGAAGGATTGAGAGGCACCATTAGGATAAAATGCAAGCGGTGCGGACGTTCTTTGGAGCTGACGTTTTACAATGCTCCTAAGTTCCTGGACCCGCCTAAAGCAGTTGAGGATATTACGCTTTCAAACCATATTTAATTCGAGGAACTAGCAGGTGGAGTGACTGAAAAGGTTCAAACCTGCAAATCGCGGAGTGGAGAAGTTGGAATCTCGTTGGTCTCATAAACCAAAGATCGCAAGTTCGAGTCTTGCCCCCGCAACAACCTAAGATTTTTATGTAAGAGGCTTTAAAGGTCCGGCAGGGTGAAATCCACCTTTGTCGGGCCTTTTTATTTTTGTTTAACTTAAACCTTTCTCAATGGAAAAAGAAACCCTTATTTCCGAACTTAAGACAAGACTGGGAGAAACCCCCTTGTCGGATCGTACAATTACAGAGTACGCAGGTGCGATTTTATCAACGGTGCCCGATGGCGATGTTCCTGATACATTTTGGGACATGCACAAGACAATCCTTTCCTCGATGGGTGGTCAACTTAGAGCCGACAACAAGGCAGGGATTGACAAGTTTAAGGCGGATTGGGACAAGGATCACAAAGATCCTCCTACACCTCCAACTCCGCCGACCCCTCCCGCACCGCCGACCCCTCCTACACCTCCCAAAGGTGACAATCTTGACGAGATCCGCAAGTTGTTGGAGGAACAGAACAAGTCGCACGCTAAGCAGATGGAAGAACTTCGAAAGCTCTACGATGAAGGTCAGACTAAATTCAATGACCTGCAAAAGCGCTACGATGAAGAGAAACTTGCAGCACAGCAAGCGGCTACCAAAAAAGCCATTACCGAGGCGTTGCAGAAGAATGGCGAAGTGAATAACCGAGTGCTCGAGTTAGCGCTTTCCCAGGTTGATTTGAAAGGTGGAGAAACCATCGAAAAACTGACTGAATCCACCAAGGCAATCTACGAGAAGGAGTTTAAGGCTTTCTATGGCGAAGGCGCAACTCCGTTCAAGGGGCAGGGAGCAAACGACCCCAATGACAGCGAAACGAAAAAGTATCTCGATGAGCTGAAAAAGAGAAATGAGGCCGAGGCTACCAAACGCGCAGAGCAGAGAAAGACGTTGAAGTAAAAAGATTGTTTAATTCTAAAACTGACGCAAATGTTAGCATCTATGAATCAGAATACTTCCTCCGAGGCTAAGTTCGGTGGTAGTATCAAGGTGTTTGAGGGTCATACCAATGTCCTGACCGGCGGTTTTGAGTTCATCCTCGATGAGCTGCCGGACAAGGGTAATGTGTTGCCCATCGCCACTCCCGTTTATGCTGACGAGGAAACGCGCGTTATTCGTCCTACTTACACCTTTGCACTCGCAGAAGCAGCCGAAGAGACTGCTACTGAGTACAAGATTAAGAAGGGTCCGGAAGGCTCGCGTATCAAGGTCGGTACCATCCTGATGGCTGCACCGGCAAGCGTATCTGACAAGGGTACGGGTGTTACGGTGTCCGCTGTGGATGCGACCAATGCAGCATACGATGTGATTACTGTATCCGCCACTCTTGGTGTTAAAGAGGTTGGTGAAGTGTTAATTGAGGCTGATCAGGAAGGTGCGGAGGCAACTGTCAAGGTTGTTCCCAACGCTCTGTTGGACCGCGACGTTCGCAAGTTGCCCGATGCAACCCAGGTGAACGCTACCGCAGTGTTCTTCTCTGATATGCCCGTTTTGGAAAGACGCATCCCGCCCATCCCCGACTGCTTGAAGAAGGCTTTGTTGGAGAGCGGCTGTTACCTGCGTTTCTCGAAGCGTAAATAAAGTAGGAGGACAGAATCATGTTAAGAGATAAGTCTTTGTATTCGGACCTTGACCTCCGCAAGTACATTGATGCCGAACAGCTCGGTATCATTTCGGAGACCGCCAACGCGAAGTATAACAACACGGGTTGGCAGAACTACGCTGCATGGGGCGCACCAAGCAATTCGACCACATGGGCGCAGATTGTGAAGAATGAGGAAATCCTGGTTACAGCATCCTTGCTGGCCGTAGGCGCAAACAAGCCGCAGCGCTCTGCTTCGGGTTGGAGCACCTACACTGGTTCAATCCCCAAGATTGGCCACGGCATGTCGCTGGAGGAAGCTGGCTTGATGGACCTCCGTCAGGTGCAGGCCCTTACCAACCAGCCTTACACTCAGTTGTTCCTCGAGTCGCTGAACACTACGTTGAGCAACTTGCTTGGTGGTGTACATAACAAGTTGAACCGATTTACATACCAGATTCTTTCTACTGGTCTTGTTGACGAGACGGACACCGATGGTGTATCGTTCAAGGTTGACTACCGCGTAAAGAATCACCAGGGTGTGCAGGAGAAGTGGTTTAACGAGGATGGTACTCCCAACGAGAAGGCAACTCCCGTTCAGGATATGTTGGACTTCCAGAAGTGGACCAAGAAGTCGCAGAACGCAATCTTCGATCACTGGGAAGCCAGTGAGGAAGCGTATGATGCGTTCCTTGCTCACCCCGATGTTATTGCCAAGACCGCTGTAAGAATCAACGCTTACACTCCGGGTAACTACGTAATGACAGAGACTGAGAAACTGACTGCCCTGCACGCTATGGGCATCCTGCCCATCCGTGTGGTTGATGAGAAGTCCGCTCATGAAGAGGATGGTGTACCCGTAATTGATGAACCTTCGTTCAACAAGAACAACTGGGTACTGTGTCCGCTGGGTGACATTTTCGAGATGAAGTGTGCTAACTCTCTGTATAAGGACCGTGTAGCCTACGGCTCTACCGGAGAGAATAACATCTACTCATTCGTTGATGGCCGCATCGCGGTTCTCTCTACTTGGCAGGAACGTCCTATCAAGAATATCATTGATGTGGAACTTTGGGCATTGCCGGTTCTTAAGAACCCGAACAACCTCTCAATCCTCCACACCAACACTTCGGATTTAGGATAGTAAGTCATGGAAGCAGCTGAGACAGATAAAAGCGAAGTACGCACGGTAGTAGATTACTGCCGTAGCGTAGTCGCTGTGGAGGTAAAGGATGAAGCGATTCTCAACATCCTGCAAGACCGCGACGTGGATAAGGATGCGGACGTTACCGAGTTGGATAAGAAAACGCGCGACCTGCTAAAGGCGGACATTTATAGTTGGTGTCTGACACTGCCGACTACATCGGCACAAGTGAAAGACTCTGATGGTAATTGGTCACATAGTGAGGGAGCGGTACACTTCTCCATCGAAGATAAGCGTATGATGCGCAAACTTGCCAACGAGATCTATTCAACGTATGACGAGAAGAAGATTGCATCCAATACTTTCCGCATCTGTTCCGGCGGTTTCGGCAACATTAAACGACCACTGCGATGAACAACCCGAGATTTCCACATTGGATAACCATTACCCGCGGAATTGGTGACGAACAAAATCCTGATCCTTTTGGAGACGAACCCGAGAGAGAGACGATATACGAAGGTCCAGGCCGAAGTTATACGCGCAGCAATCTCGGTTCAAAAGGTGAGGTACTAACCAATGAGCAGGTAGTGGCACTCCCGGTCCGCCAGCAGGATTGGACCGAGAAAGAGGTTGAGGAAGGAGAAGAACCCCGTCCGATTCCGATTGTTGGAGATAGGGTAGAGGTAAAGCGCGGAGCGCAGACGGAATATGGAGATTTGACGGATGTAAGACCGAACAATTTTGGAACTGATTTAATTTTTGATTATGTCAGAAACTAAAAAGTCAGAGAATAAGGAAGTTCTAAAGCAAGCCGCTAAAACCATCCAAACATTAATGGATGAAGCGATGTGCAAGCAGATACTTCCGAGAGCTGCTAAATACTTCGTAGAGGGATTTGCCTCCCTTTGGGAAGAGAATGGCAATCCGTCTTTGACTGGTAATACGTTCACGAGTTTCTGTGTCGGTCTCTACCGTAATAGCAGTATCATCGGTTACTATGGGATTACAAATCTATTAAATGTGACTCAACCAACGAATAATCCGGTAGATGTAGGAGAATATGGATTCTACGACTACGATAGCGGAGAATTTATTGGGGATAAAGATGATCCTGCTGTAATGGATTACGGTGCAAGCGGGTTGAAATGGCAAGGGCATAGTTATGAAACTGGTCAGAATCAATCACGCGCTTTTCTCGCTCAATATAAGCCATCCACAAAGGGTTACACCCTCGTGGCTTGTGTAGGTACAGACTACGCAGCATGGCTTGAAAAAGTGAGGGGTCTTGATATTCTAACGAGTGTTAGGACTTATGCGGCCTCCAATGTCACGACCGCAGTGGTACAATATAAGAATCTGAACAATGGCAAGCTTTGATCTTCAAACTCCGTTGCAGTTCTTGTATAATCAGGCAAAAGCCATTAGCAAGAACGTGTTTGTGGTAAACCGACCAACAAGTGTGAGCGAATCCATGAGCGACTTTGTGGTGGTGTCATTGCCCACGAGAATCATGGAGCGCACTATCGGATATGATGATTATGCGCAGCAGACCACTGGGAGGATAATGATATTCGTGAGGGATTTAGCGAATGGTACACAGAATATAGCAAAAACGCAAACCCTGCTTTCTGCTGCCAAGGAACTCTTCCCGATGAGTAATGAGAATGTGAAATGTTACCGACCGACTATCATCAACACTGGTAGTGATGATAATGGTTTCCATACGATCACAATTCAATTTGACTTATTAATTGTTTGATTTTAAATTCATACGACTATGGCATTTTTAAAAAAGACGGACTTGAAGGACGTGTTCAACGGTCTCTCGTCTATTTACTTGAAGAAGGGTGCGCTGACCGATTTTAGTTCGGTAACTTTCGATATGGACCTGCCGGTCACTGTGGATACCTTGCAGATTTCATCGTCTGACCCGACGTTGAATCGTACCAAGGTTCATGGTTTGTCCGCAGACTGGACTGTATCGTCCACTCCGGGTGAAATCACCTTTGCAGCAACCATCCCCTCTGTTAGTGAGGAACTTATCAAGTACTTCCTTGGTGAGTCTAACAGCGTTTCCGCGAGCGTAACTACGACTGGCGATGCGCAGAAGTTCAAGGGTATCTCTGCAACCCTGAACAATGTCAAGCTGACCGTTGGTTTGGGTCTGCTGTCAGAGGATGGCGAGAAGTTGATTCTCGTAAAGAAGTTGATCGCCTATGCTTCTCCGCAGTACGAGAATGGTTCAACCACTCCGTTCGCGTTCAAGCTGACCGGTACCATCGAGGCATCCGATGGCGACAGCACTTCCGACGACGATATCGCTTTCCTGACGAAGGATAACTCCGTCGAAGGCGACTAAGGTAAAAGGATTGTTTTACAGATAAGGGCGGTGGTGTAAAAGCCGCTGCCCTTTCTTTATATATAAATCTATGGCAAAAGAAAAGGTATTAGAACAACCCGATAAAGAGGCGCAAGACTTACTCAATGATATAGTAGAGGATAGTGTAGACGAGGTGATACTACCTGGCACAAAGAAATCCTACTCGATATCATGGCTAAAGAGAGGAACCATCCGCAAGATTACCGATATCACGAGCGGGAAAGAAGATGGGGAGGATGATAAGATATCATGTAAGGTGTCTGCGGCCATTATTCTCAACGGGTATTGGAAGATAAAATTGTGGTACGGATTGCTTTGGCGATGGCTGTACTATATCAAACAATATAACGATGAGCAACTTGCGCCGCTCATCGAGGTGGGTAAAAAAAAAGTTCCAGTGGACGCATTTTATCTGACTACCATATCAGTGATAGGGATGAGGGACACAATGATGGCGATGACGAAAGCGGAAGTAGAGCGTATCCTTCAAGAACATCATACGGAGCAGCCCACGCACTAAGCAAGGAACACCCTTATTTAACAAGTCCTCTTATACTCTTTTGCGGTATTATCCAAATACCCATGTACGCTTATTACTGGGTTTACACCGCGGCGCAAATTGAACTAATCTCGTGCGACGTACCTTGCGTGGTCTACGATAAGAAAGACCTCGGTGAGAAGAAGCATAGCAAGCGAGAAATGGATGAATTAATGAAACGCTGGAAGGAGAAGAAGGAGCAAGAGAAGAAAGAGGGCAAGGAGATTGATTTTTCAAAGTTTGTTAATGCACCAGCCGGTGCTTTTCAAAATAGTTAATATATGGACGGAACGAGTTTAGGTAGTCTTTATTTCGACCTCGGAATAAACGATAAAACATCTAAGGAAATCGAAGGAATACTTAGTTCACTTCAAAAGACGGTGGACGAAAAGCTTCGTGTAAAAATCAATAATGTGGAGTTCTCCGATAGCAGCATCAAGTTTATGTACGAGCAGATTAGAAAGGCTCTTGCAGATATGCAGATATCGGTCACTAAAACGAACATTATTGATACCATCAACAAGGAACTGCGTGATAGTAAAATCAATCAGATTCGTGTTACGCCGATTCTTGAAGAGGAATCAATGCGAAAACTTCGCGCTGATTTCGCTAAATTGCAGCTCGGTGTAATTAAATTGGAGGCTCCGACAATTGACAACGCAATTCAAGGTACAAACATCGCCTTAACCCCCGTCGTAAACGAAGGAAAGCCTATCGAGATTAAGCAGGGAGGATTTGTTAATGTAACGGCTAATCTCGACGTAGAGGCTACCCGCGCGTCCTTGCAGGCGCAGCTCGCTAAAATAACCGGGTTGAAGGTTGACGTACAAGTCAATCCTATCACCCCTGCTGGTACTGTTCCTTCCGCACCGGCTCGTCAGCGCACGCATACTGCCGACAGTAATCAACTCGACTTGAACTTCTCGGAGAAGGTCGTTGATTCTGCCAAGAAAACTGAGCAGGCCGTGAGAGTGGATGAAGAGTCAGTCAAAAGGCTCGAAAAATTACAAAACGAGATTCATCTTAGCTTAAATAGTATAAATCAGAATATAGCGATCAAGCAAGGCAATCTTGAATCGTATTCAACAGAGAATGTGAATCGAAAGAAGGAAGAGTTGGCCGAGCTTGGCGAATGGCTTAAAAGGAATGAAAAGGATGTTGAGAAATACAAAAGAGCCTATGAAGATTTAGAGCGTAAGCTGGATACTGCTCGCGGGCAAAAAGGTATAGAGAGAGTTCAAAAGGAAATGGAACCTTACAAAGAATTTCTCGACAAGTACTATCTCAAACAAGGCTCTTATAACAGAGCAAAAGACATTGTTGAAAATGCGTCAAGGAATACCCCCAAACTTCAAGCGCAAATCCAGGAACTTGAAGAGGAACGTAAGTTGATGCTCTCTATTAAAGAAGCCGCAGCTCAAATGCAATCCGAGATTTCCAAGGGTCATACAAAGGAACAGGAAGAGGTCTTTAAACTGCTCGAAGAACTTCAACAACTTGCCGATAAGAGAAGAAATGCTAAGGGCGCGATTAATTATGGGAACGATCAACTTATTGTTGATGATGAAAAAATCGCTCAAAAGCAGAAAGAATATGCGGAAGCCAATGCAAGAATTGCCGAAATCAAGTCAAAACTTGAATCGTTAAAGACCGCTCCTGCGCAATCTACCCCCGTTGCACCTCAAAAAGAAACCGCAAAAGCCGAAAAAGAGGCAGCACAGATTAAGAAAGAGGCTGCTGAAATTAAGCAGGAGGCCGCGAAGAAAGAGGAAGAGGCAGTAAAGAAGGAGGTAGATACCGCTCAAAAAGAGAAGGATGTAGCATCCAGTAAGAAAGATGTTTCCAATAAAAAGTCTGATGCGGAGAAGGCGAACGAAGCGGCCATTAAACAAGGAATAGCCGCAATGAAGAAGATAGACTCTGCTATGGACTCTACTCGTCTGTCTATCGCTCGCAAGGGCAAGAAGATGAATGATGAGTTGAAAGAGTTTAAGGCAGAGCGTGCCCGCATCTACGCGGAGATTGCGAAATTGGAGGGTGGTAAGGAGGCTCTTTCCGCCTATCGCCAATCGCGTGTTGTATCGGGCAATCTTACTACGCTAAAGGCTAATCTTGCATATAACCAAAAGCAGGATGCAATCCAGGAGAAACTTGACTTAAAGTATCTCATGGACTATCTGCGCAGTGCTGCAACTAAAGAACGATTATCCGAAGAACAAATACAGCGTATTGCGCAGTTGCAATACCGCCCGTTTATGGCATCGGAACGGATGCAATGGGCGCTTTCCAATAAGTCAAATGATATTGCAGCTCGTGGCGGTAGAAATGTAAGTTACGAGAAAAGCATCCAACTCATTGAGCAATTCCAACAGAAACTTCTCTCGGTAAAAAGCATCGAGGAAGCGTTTACGCTTGGTAAGGAGTGGGAGCAGTTATCTTCCAACATCCAAGCCACTACAAGCAACGCAGACAAGTTGAATCAAGCGTACCTCCGTAATAAGGAGTCTATCGAGAAACTTGCTGTCGCCGCTAAGAATCGTTACGATCTTGCCAGCGCAAGCGGAAAAACATCGGTCAGCGCAAGCATCACTGCCGCTTATGAAGAGCTGAATAAGTTCAACCAAAAACTCGCGAATCCCGCGAACTGGACTTCCATCGAAGAACTTGGTAAAGAGTTCAACAACATTAAGCTCAAAATTGTCGAGGCTGAGACTGCGTACCGCAAGGCAACGGCAGAGCAGAAGAAGAACTACTATACAAGCGAGGAAGCGACCAAGAAGATTGAGGCTGCGCTTATCCGTGTAGCCAACAAACAACGCGAGCTTAACAATTATACCGGAACGAAGGGAGCGGATTGGCAGAAGGCGCAAACTGCGTTGACTCAATATATACAGAAACTCGAGGCTTTAAAGGCTTCCGGCACCACCGGTAAGAGTGCTATCAATGCTGCTATCGGCATCGACTATCAGAAAGCAGTTCTCGAAATTAATAAGTTTCTCGATGCGCAGAAGAGAGTTGATGCGGTAACGAGAGCATCTGCTGCGGCTAATAACAAGGCGAACGAAGCGGTCCATAAACATGCCGATGCTTACATGAAGTTGAATACAAACCTTGGCAAGTCAAAGGGTCTGTTGAGTTTGAATATCAATCTCATGCAGCAACTCGGCTCTATGATAGGTATGTACTTCTCTATATACACCATCCAGCGTTTCGTGTCGGGCATCGCGCAAATCTATGGTGAGTTCGAGAAAACGAAGATTGCGTTAGGCTCTATCCTCAACGATACAGCAAGAGCAAATGAACTTTTCAATGAGTTAAAATCGTTGGCAGTTCAGTCTCCTTATCAGTTTAAGGACTTGACCGGATTCGTCAAGCAGTTGTCTGCTTTCTCGTTCCCCGTGGACGAACTTTATGATACCACCAAGCGCCTCGCAGATATTTCCGCGGGTCTCGGTGTGGATATGGGCCGAGTCATTTTGGCCGTAGGCCAGGTCCGCAGCGCCGCGTATCTCAGGGGCCAGGAACTGAGGCAATTTACAGAAGCTGGCATCCCCTTGTTGGATGAGCTTGCAAAGAAATTGACCATTTTGAAGGGCCGCGCGATAGATACCGGTCAGGTGTTTGATATGATTTCCAAGCGTCAGGTTCCATACGAGCTTGTCAAGGAGATTATAGACGACCTTACCAATGATGGAGGAAAGTTCTATAACATGCAGGAAGTGTTGGCAGAATCTCTTGCCGGTAAGATATCCAACTTGACCGATGCCTACAATATTATGCAAAATGAGATTGGCGAAATGGGCGCTGGTGATGCAATGGGCAAGATGGTGGATTGGCTGAAAGCGCTTATGCAGAACTGGAGACTCCTTGGGAATATCATCGTGTCCGTCGGGGCTGGATATGCAGGCACGCTGGTAAGGGCGAAGATGTACCATCAGGGTAGCGTGGCAGAAATAGGCAAGGAGATTGTAGCACGGAAGAATCTCGAGATGCAACTTCTAAAGGAGCGCTCGATGATAGTCCAGCTCGGCTCTGCCACCACGAAGTACGGCCAGAACGAAGAAGTGATGATGCGTTTGAAATTGAAGAGTGCGATAGCATCCGGCAAGATTACTGAAATGGACCTTATACGTATGCGTGTGCAGGGTACTTTGTCAAGAGAAACGATGAAGTACGGATTGATACGTATGGGCGTCAACCAGCATGAAGCGGAGGCGATAAAGCGGTTGAGCCGATTCAGACTGATGATGGTAGCAGCCAACGCAGCGACGGTGGCCCAGGCCGCGACAATGACTAAGATGCAGCTGTCACTGAATTTTCTTATAGCCAAATTTTCAGCGCTTGGTAAGGCTATTAAATCCTCTATTGTAGCGTTAGCCTCCAACCCAGCTACATGGATATTCGCTGCCGTTGGCTTGGTTTCCTCGATGTGGACGAGTTATGAATCAAAAAAGAATGAGCGCGAGCGTGCCGTTTCAGAGGCAAGGGTTGCGGCACGTGAAGCGTTTAACGACATTCGCCAAAGTACGGGAGAGATAGACAACTCTATTGAGTTCAAGTTATCCGATGTAAAAACGATGGGTACAGATCAGCTGTCGGACGATATGAAGAGTAAGGTACTTAGGGTAGTTGAGAGAATGAAGGAAGTTATTCAGAAACACTCCCCGATAGCCGCAAAGGACTTGTTTGATATTGAGTCGATTGATGATATTATCGGGAAGCTCAATAAAGCAAGTGAAATCATTGAATCCATGAAGCAGACAAGTCCATTAAAGGGGGACATCGCTGCTGATATAGTCGATTACGATGAGAATGACAGCTTCAAGCGCCTGAATAAATACCGCAAGTCGTTTACGGACGCGTGGAAGCAATACGATATGAGCAAGATGGAGGACGCTCTGAACTTATTGAGTCAGAAAGGATACAACACTCTCGCCCAACAAGTCAGGGATATGTATACGAACGGTGCAAAGACCGTGGATATATTCACCAAGCTCGGCTCCGCTTACGCTTCCATGCAGGAGAGCGTGCGCAATCACACCTATGCCGGTGCCAGCAACCCTGCCGAAGGTTTTAGGGGTGTCCTGAATGTCGTTAAATACTACGATAGGATGATTGAAAGGCAGGGTGATATCGACAAAGCTATCGGCAAGCTTGTTGAGGATGCGGACAGGATGGCGGTTGGAAGTGGATTCCCTAAAGGTAGTCGCGATTATAACTATATAGCGGAAGAGTATTGGAACCAATTCCAAACAAAGCACACCGAAATGATGAGCAACCCCATTTCTCTCCGTTATAGCCGTGTAGCCTTTGAACAGCAGATGTTCGGTTATTCCGAAGAGCAGGCAAAGGATTTGGTTGATGTATATTTCAAGTCGATTAGTGACGAAGAGAAGAAGAATATCGACATCAATAGTGAAGAGTTCAAGAAGGCCGCACTCGATAAGTTGAAAGGCTTGATCGGCTCGGTAACGTATGACATGAACGGCTTTGTTCTTGACAACAGAATCTTTGATGTTATGGCCCGTATGCTTCCGAAACCCGATGTAACCGGATGGAGAAAGGAGATTATTGACGCTATTGATGGCATTAAGTCGACAAGCGATGTATATATCAAGATTAAGGAATCAAAATCTACTGCCGATGTCATCGACGACCTCCAGAAGATATATAAGGCAGGCAAGGAAGTGGTAGACAAGCAGAAGCCTTTGCTCATCAAACTTGGCCTTGACGTAAGCGATATTGAGGGTTACTTTGACGAGAATGGCAATATCAAGTGGGATAAGATTGATATTAATGGCCCATACTCACAAGAATATATCCGCGAGGTTTTGGAAACAACGAAATCGCAGGGCCTCACTCCGCAAAAGGAAGCCGAGCAGGGGCTGAATTTCCTTGGCGCGTCACTAACGAAATCTAATTCTACCTCCACTGCCGACAAGCAACTCCAGGCATGGAAAAAGCAATTCGATGCCTTGAAGAAAATCTACAACGATTACAAGTCGTGGCAGAAAGACCTCGGCAGACAAAGGGCGACAGAATTGTTGCAGCAGAGTGGCATGACGAGTGAGGATATCGGTGATATCGCCACGTTTGACCCAGAGAAGATGCAGCAATACTTTGCCAAGATGAAGGAGCGCATCTTGAAGAACAAGATGAGTTCAGAGGAAAGAAAATCCTTCTCCAACTCCCTTAATGAGTACGAGATTCAGTTGAAGGTGGAAGTGGAGCGCAACAGTTTGCAGGATGCTTTGAGTACCATTCGTATGGAGCTTGAAAAATCCAGCAAGGAGTGGGGTATATACAAGACATGGTTCAATGCTACCGGTGACAAGGCGCTGGCCCAGCAGGTGGCCTTCGGTGGTTTCGTAGGAAACGACAATTATGCCGACGCACTGCGCGAGAAACTGAAATCCGAGTACGACAAGATTCAGAATCCCGAGATAGCTTACGACCAGCTTCTCACCACCAACGAAAAGACGTTGAAGGAGAAGTTCGGTGAGTATACCACTCTGCTCGAAATTATCAAGAAGATTCAGGATGAGGATAACAAGTTGAAGGAAGAAAATGCCAACACCTTACTTGAAATCATCAAGAACAACAAGAACTTCGAGCAGCAGCTTGCCGAAATCGAGCGTAACCGCGACAAGGACTTGGGCCTGATTCAGAATAACGCGAACCTTACCCCTGGGGCAAAGAAGCAGTATGAGGAAGGTACGAACAAGAAGTATGACGAGCAAAAGTCAAAGGTGCTCTTTGAACAGTTCAAGGCTACTGAGAATTGGGCGGAGATATTTGACGATCTCGATAGAGTTTCGACATCCACCCTTGATTCCATGTATAATAAGATAAAGGCGTTTGCAACTACCCAGGGCCTAACGGTGCAGGAAACCAAGGAACTCGTGTCTGCGATGTCTAAACTCCGCACGGAAGCCGCCGATCGAAATCCGTTCAAGGGATTCGCTAACGGTTTACGCGACATCCGCGAATCCAAGAAGAACTTGAAGAGCCTGGATACAATCCTGCGTCAGATGAAGGCCGTTGGTACCGATAAGTGGACTCTCGCTTTTAGTATTGGTAAGTTGAAGGCAGGCAAGACGTATACCAAGAAGGAGATAGAACAGGAACAGCAGAACCAACAGAACGGTAACGCATCTGGTAATGCTGAACTTGACGAGGCAACCACCAAATTGATTGGTAAATTCCAGGCCCTTGCAGAGGTATCCGACCAACTCGCCTCCCTCTTTGATTCGATGGGAATGGGTAGTGGCTTTGGCGATGTGATGAGCGCGGCAGGTTCGGCTTTCAGCGCAGCAGGCTCAACGGCAAGTAGTGCAACGGCAATATTTGGTGCAGGCGCGGGCGTATATGGTGCGATTGCTGGTGCTGCCATATCTGTTGCAGGAACATTATTTGGCTTGCATGATAAGGCGCTCGACAAGGCTATCAATAACAGTAAGCAGAGAGTAGAGGAACTTCAATCCGCTTATGACGAGTTGGAGAAGTCTATTGACAGAGCGTTTGGTAACGGCAGCAGTTCTTTCGAGCGAGCCATTAAGTCCTACACGCAGTTGATGAATCAAACATCTGCTATGGGTGTAACGCTATCCGATAGCAGTAAGAGTATGTATACTGCGCTTACTGGTGGCATTAAGTCTTACAAGACTTCGCTTTGGAAGGACTTATGGAAGAAGAAAGGCTGGGAAATATCTATCAACAAGGAGGCGCTGGCTGCAATTAACGCGATAGGCACCGGAACCATTAAGAACAAGACCGGAGAAGTCTATCGCGCGGAGTACGCAAGCCTTGTCGCGCAGCGTGCGGAGATAGAATCGCAGATGCGTAACGAGCAAGCGAAGAAGAAGTCGGATAGTTCCGCCATCAGCGATTACGCTGACCAGATAGCCGACTTGAACGATCAGATAACCTACTTCGTTCAAGACCTTGCCAAAGAGTTGTACGGGATAGATTTCGAGGATTGGGCAGGCCAGTTTAGCGATAGCCTGGTTGAAGCGTTCCGTAATGGTGAAAACGCAGCAGAGGCCTTTAAAGACACTGCAAATGATATCCTTGCGAGTGTAGCCAATGATATGGTAAAACTCAATATCATCGAACCGATGTTCGAGGAATTGGAAGAAACGCTCTTTGGGAAGATTGATGCGAATGGAAATCGCTCCGGCGGTGTGGCAACTATGGAGAATCTGTTTGACGCTCCCGAGAAGGTAGCAGCCGCTATCTCCGAGTGGTTTAACTCGAAAGGTGAATTGATGGTTGAGGAAGTGGATGCGTTTCTTAAACTCTTTAACGATGCAACTGGCGGCTCATTAACTGCGACATCAAGTAAGAGCGGATTGTCGGCAAGCATCTCTGGTATTACTGAGGATACCGCAGATCTCCTTGCTTCCTACGTAAACGCTATCCGTGCCGACCTTAGCGCGATGCGCACAATGGCCACCGAGTTCTACTTAAAGACCATGCCAGATGTGACAACCACTTTGGGTGCTCAGTTGGCAAGCCTGAAAATGATTGAAACAAATACACTACGCACCGCAAACGGAGTGGAGGACATTAGCGATATTTCCAAAGATACCAACGATCTCCTTCACAAACTCACCAAGACCGGCAGCGGAGTAAAACTTAATGTGTAAGATATGAATAAGCTGAATACCGAATTGAAAAACAAAGCTGTGTCGCTTGGCCTATGTGCCAAGTGGACCAGCGAATGGAGCGAGCGGGATAAGGATGAATTATGTGAAATGTATATTAGAGGTTTGGACTTCTGCATTGAGCATGATTATCCTTCTCGCAAGTACATGATGGAGAACTTTTCCGGGGTGATGGAGAATCACGGCATCTATGTAGATGCTGATTTTGATGAGAAATTTGTAAAAGGAATCCTTGTGCTGAATGGGGATTGCCATGGCGATATTATCGTCAAAGGATATGATGTAGCAACCATCCATGTCCGCCACGACTCATTTATACGAATTACGATAACCGACCACGCGAAAGCCTTTATTAAGGTATATGATAACGCGGTTGTACAAGTTATCCAGGAAGGAGATTCCAAGGCTTACCTTTACCGGAAGGGTGGTAGTTATAAGGTAAGCGGTGATGTATTGGTAAGATAAACACTCTTTGCCATAGAGTTTATAAAGAGAAGGGCGCGGAACCATCACGGAACTGCGCCTTTCTTAGTTATCGGGACGCATCACGCGCCTCCGCATAACCCATGTTTAACCATTCTAAAATTCATAGATATATATGATGCGGCCTCATTAGGTGTCGCCCTAAGCGGAGCCTGATTAAACATACCGCAAAGTTAGAAAGAAAAATCGGGAATTGCAAATTATCGGATATGCTATGCAGCATAAACACAAAGATTTAACTTTTCGATAAAATTCTCATCTAAGTGTATGTAAGTGACAAACTTTTAATTATCTTTGCTACGCATAGTAATTTCATAATTGTGAGGCATCAAATGTCCGTAGACGTGTAAGCCACGTTTGCGGACTTTTTTGTTGCCCATACTAAACTGATGTAGGATGCCGTACAAACCTTTTTTAATACATAAGCAAGACGACGGAGCAAAGGTGTTTAACTCCGCAAAGCGTTGGGGAATCTATTGCACAGGCTTCCCTTTCATCACTATTGGTGAGGTAAAGGACCTTCCATCTCGCTCATGGTATGACGAAGATGGCGACGAAGAATTTATTCCTCAGAAACTCTATATCAAAGCTTATGAGATTGAAGTCGAGTTTGCTGTCAAGGGCACCCCGAGGCAGGCAAAGACTGCAATAGATAGTTTCTTCGCTTATCTCATAGGCCTTGATGCCGATAAGAATGAAAATGGCGAGAACTCTTATGGCCCGCGGTTAGAAATATACGACACCTATACCCTCATCGGTAGGAAAGACTGCCGATTTGAGAGTTACGATAATAAGGCTTACATTACACAAAAGGTCTTTGAGGATGAACTGAAAGAGGAAGCGTGTATCACCTTCTCCGTAAAGTTCAAAGTCAATGATCCGCTTACAGATATATCCTTGGAGGAACCGAAATGAGTGTAGTTTTATATGATAAAGAAGGTAAGATAGAAAGATGTACCATTCATCAATTCGAAATGACTGGCATCTTCATGGGCGAGAGGTATATTACCGCCACAATCTCGTCCGAGGAACCTATTGCCTTTGCTATCGGTGATTACTTCACTTATCGCGGAGAGGATTATGCGTTGAATTACGTACCCGCAAAAGAGAAAAAGGCACGCAGAAGTACGTATGGAGAGGCATTTGTGTACGATTCCGTAAAGTTTAATTCTGTGGCGGATGAACTTACACGATGCGACTTCCTTGACTACGTGCAGGAGGATAATATGGGCCATTATACCGGCCTCTCCAATTTCCCATTTTATGCCAATAGCGTATCGGACCTTGCCGAACGTATCCAGGTGAATCTTGATAGACTATACAAGGATGATAAGAAATGGACCGTCAAGGTGGATGAATCATGCTCTACATCTGATAAAAATATTACTGTTCGTTCTATCAGCTGTTTTGATGCTCTCGCCTTAGTCAATAGCGAGTTTTATGTGAACTACACCATCAAGGGCAGAGTGATAACGATTGGAGCGGAGGCGGTCGCAGTGGGCAAGGTATTTGGCTACGGAAAAGGCAATGGCCTTTACGATATCAAGCAGACGACTAATCAAGATACAAAGATTATCACTCGTCTGCGTGCCTTTGGTTCCACTAAAAATATGCCTTATCGCTATTACAACAAGCGAGGGCTATCCGAAAGCCAGTATTGCCCAAATCTGATGCTACCTAACTACATCGCCAATGGTCAAGATACCTTTATTGATGCAGATGGCTATCAAGATGGAGAAGGGTATATTCAATCTGAGGATAAGATAAGTCTCTACGGTATTCGAGAAGGTACTGTTTACTTCGACGGTAGTGAGGACTTGTTTGGTACCGGCGAAGATAACGAGATATATCCTACGTTGGAGGGCATGACCTTCGACGAGGTAAAGAAAGCTGGGTATGACATTACGCAACCAAGTGGAGATAATGGCCTTCTTGACGAAATACTATCTGTCGAGAACCCGGATGATGACGGTATTGCTCCCGATGATGGCACGGAGATTCAAGGGACCTTTAAACTCCGTATTAAGGACTTCGGAGTAGACCTTAGTGAACGTGAGAATGGAGCATACAAACTCGCGTCCACGGATGGCACTATGACTATCTGTATGAAGAGCGGTATGTGCCAGGGCAGAGAGTTTGAGATTGTGGAAAATGGTATCACTCGTATTGAAGAGGATGGTTACGTCTGCTACGAGCTGGAGTGCAACCGCGTAGAGGATCTTACTTTCTATTATCCCTACAACGTCTACAAGATTGCAGCAGGCGATAAGTTTGTTATTACCAATATACAAATGCCCGACGTTTACGTTGAAGCCGCCGAGCAAAGACTATTGGCATCTGCGTTACTCTATTTAAAAGAGGTCTACGAGACCAAATATCAGTTCGAGCCTTATCTGGACGAGATTTACTTAGCAAACAATCCCGAGTTGGCAGCGACAATTTGTGAGGGTATGTTGCTCAACTTCTCCGACGAGGATCTTGGCATAGCAGCATCTGTCACCATTAGTCAGTTGGTGATAAAAGAGGGTAGTGCGCTTATTCCCACTTATGAGGTAACTCTGAACGATGATGTAGAAAGTTCAACTCTTGATAAGATCACCGCACAGATAGATAAGATATCATCAGGTCTTAGTAATGGCAGTGGGACGAACAGTTTAAGCAAGACGCAAGTCAACTCTCTCGTTCAAACTATCGGCAAGCAGATGTTCCTCTCCAAGACCGACAACGACACCGCCCAAGGAAAAATCACTTTTAAGAAAGGCTTGGAGACAGATGGGTTTGTTTCATCCATCTACTCGGGTCATGGCGCAGGACTTGATTGGTTGGGCAATCTCGAAGTGGAATCCTTGAAGGTAAGGTCCCAAGCGCAGTTCCTCGAACTCGTTGTCAACAGACTACGCGCATTGGAAGGCGACCAAATACTCACTGAATCGGATACCATAGAGAGCGTGGATGATTTGGGTGATGGTTGCTACGGCCTGCATTTCCGCTCCAAGTGGGATGGTTATTTCACCGCCCAAGTGGAGAATAATGTCATTAAGGGCATCATCAATACCTTAGCCAAGGGAAGTGGCGAGTATTATACCTCATGGATGCGTGTGAACTCCGTGAACACTGCGAATAACTACGCGGAGGTTACTCTATATCCCGATGATGAAGTGCCCGCGGGCAAGAACTATCCCCCGTGCGAGACGATGGTCATTGCCCGATGGGGTAATCAGACGGACACGACCCGGCAGAGTTGTTTCTATCTCTCGTCTACGGAAGGTTGTATCAAGAAATTGGTAAACGTCACCAAGCCGATTGTGGATGCGGTCAACGACGGGGTGATGATAGGCAACCTGCCCGATTGGTTGCAGGATGATCCGAGAATAGATCCGTCAAAGGACTACCTATACGCGATGGGTGTTATCTGTCAGAACTTCATCCAAGTGGACTATAAGGGCGAGCCGATACCCACGTATATAGACAGAGGATTGTGGACATCGGATGGAGTGTATCTCTGCCGTGAGATGAATGATGATGGCCAGTACGAGATTTCCGATGTTTGGTACATGGGATGCAAATGGAGATGTCAGAAGTCACGCACCACTACCGCCCCTGCGTGGAACAACACTGACTGGGCTATGGTGGAGGGCAATCCCGAGTTTACGGTGCAGTTTGCAGAGGCAGAGCAGATATACGACCTTGACAACTTTGAGATGGTATTGACGGCCGTAGCCAAGCTGTATAATTTCGATGTGACGGATGACATTCTGACGGACGACATTGCATGGACGAGATATAGCGAGGACAGCGAAGGGAACCCACGTGTGGCATCGGACAACCTTTGGGCGCTTAGCCATGCTGGAGTAGGCAAGAGTGTTACCCTTACCTACGCGGACTTAGATGCAGACACTTCGTCGGGATTTCCCAAGAAGATACGCTTCACGGTCACTGTCACCCTTCGAGACGGCATGGGTAACCAAACAGCCGAAGATTCGGCATCAATGGAATATGGATATTAAGATATTAAGATATGATAACAAAGAGATTCAACTTTAACCTCATTCCGCTGACCCTCAGTTACGGCATAACGCTGAGCGGCACGGTGCCCGACGAGCAGAATTACTCGGCCTACACGAATGAGTATATCCCCGATTACACGGTGGCTCCAGTCCTATTGCAGCCTTGGGTGAGAATCAGAGCCAAGGACGGACGATTGACATCGGGTAGTGTGAATGGCTCGCTCTCGAATATCAAGTGGGTGGAAGTGATTGGCGATACGGAGACGGTGATTACCACGGGCAATGACTACGAGGTGGTGACTTCGGGCGCTACGGCAGGCTTGCTGAGAGTGAAGAAGAACGTCACTCCCGATACTACCATCACCTTGAAGTTCTCGGCCACATACGTGGACAGCCAAATGAAACAGAGCTTCTATATCGCTGACAGCTATCTGCTGTCCTGCTACTCCGCCTCGAAGGTTACTCCTACGCTGGCATTGAGTGTGGCGGACAGCAATGTGTACAACCCTTTGATAGACAATGATACGCTGTCTGTACAAGCCACGCTCTACATGGGATTGGAAGGAGAGGCCAAGGAAAACACCCGCGAGTTCGTATGGTCCGTAAGTCACGACGGAAAGACATTCCATACAGTGGGAACAAGCAAGCTGGACTATTATGCCACTGTCAGTGCGGATGGCACAGTATGCACGGTAGACCGCTCGAAGATGGGAGAGCTGCTCTACTTGAAATGCCAAGTAAGGTTTGACGAGGGAGGGAATCCATCCAGCGTCACTTTCGACGGGACGGAACCTCATAAGACCATTACTTTTACCCGGAGAATACCTTCATATACGGAGGATATATATAATATACCAAACGAAATTCCTTATGGCACGCAGTATATCTACCCGGTGGCACATTTTGATATGGATGGCTATGGGGAGATTGATGACTTCGACAAGGTATTTATCCCTATGTGGTATATAGGTACCAACCAGTCCACTGGCGAGCAGAAGAATAAGACATGGGTGGCCTATGGGAAGGAACCTGAGCTGCCCACTTCAGCCTATGATACAATATATGGAGGGGTGGTTACACTTGACCTTCAAGACAGAGGTCCGTTGGCTGCGCTTACGGACAAGGACGGTGCGATTATGACGGATAAGGACGGAACTATCATGTTGATTCATTAATTTAAAACGATAAAGATATGGCATTTTATTTTAAAGGAAATAAAAAGGTGTTCGCCATGCTGGGATGTGCGGACGGAGACAAGATTCAGACCAAGGACGGAAGTTATGTATTCTTCCGCTCGGACGCCATCGCACTTGCACAGAAAATCAACTATGAAGATTTGATTGTGGATTTGGCGGACTCCTTCAATAAGTTCATGACGGTGATTGGTGGACTGATGCTCGATAGCAATACCGCTCGTTTGGAGCAGCAAGGCAAGAGTACGGTAGCCCTGCCAAAAGCCACTGATCCGAGATTCCTCTTGGATGGTCAGACTTTGGATGAGGATTCCACGGACACGGAAGTGGGAATACATGAGGATGAATTACAAGAAACGCAGGAGGATGAAGTATGAGTACCGCATCGGCATCACGCGAGGTCAAGTTCTTTAGAAAGAGCTGTACCTACACCACAATTCTTATGTCTACGGGAGGTGATTTGTGGCAGGAATACACGCAGGAGGGTACGTCTATCAGAGTATCCCCTGACTGGGAAGTGGAGGCCAACCAGCCTACAATCGAGTTCGTATGTACTTCCTCCCGCACGGCTACGGGAGAGGTAGTTATCGCAGCGGGAGCCATTGATTGGTATATCAACGGCACTAAGATTGTATTCGGGTCTAATGGAATCAGTACGGGCACATTTGCGGGGTTGTTCAAGAAGGTGACAACTGACAACAAGCGCCAAGGCTTGAAGATTGTCAATAACATCGCTGCCGCCATGGGGTATGCCTCTTGCGTGGTCAAGTGTGTGGTTACAGTGCAGGATGGCTCCATCACCGACGAACTGACGAGTTCCTACACCATTCCCATTCAGGAGAGTTCGGGCAACTCCTTCAAGGTAACGATTGCGGCCAATGATTCCTACAACTTTGTGCTGGGAGAGAATAACAACTCCGTAGGCTTGAAGGCTATGGTTTACTATAATGGAGGTTCGTATGAAGGCACACCTACTTATCAGTGGTATGAGAATACAGGCAAGGCAGACTGGACACTGCTCTCAGGAAAGACCTCACAGACGCTCACTGTCTACAAGAATGAAAGCGACGGATCGCCTTACGTAGACACCTACAAGGAGTTTATGGTGAAGGTGTACTCTGCTGATGGTGCGGAAATTGGGCAGGACGTGCAGGGAGTGATGGATGTGACTGATCCTTATGCAGTGGTAGCCAATCCCTCTCCCTCTGACGAAACAATCACAGAAGGTAGCGGAGGAACGGTATCTTATTATCCGCAGGTTGTCAAGCGAAAGACGGGTGCTGCAATCAGCAATCAGCCTACCTTTAACTTCTATGCTCGTGGAGCGGACGGAGTGGTGGTTTCTTCCAAGACAAATGTCACCGTATCTACTGGCAAAACTGGTTTCTCTGTAAGCGAGGACGACTGTATCAACGCAGGCGGTGATTTGAGTGTAGTAATGGTATCTAACGATTTCTAATATGGCAAAGGCATCTTGTACAAGAACGGTTCATTGGTCACGGCAAGGTGACAAGGGCGACCAAGGCGATAAGGGAGATACGGGTCAAGCCTCCCTTACCTCCTTCGTGTTCCGCCGTGCCACCTCGCAGCCTGCCACTCCTTCGGGCGGTTCGTATTCCTCCCCCGTGCCCACCACCTCGGGATGGAGTGACGGAGTGCCTTCGGGTACCAACCCTTTGTGGGCCAGCAAGCGATTGTTCACGTCCGACGGAGCCAGTCCGCAGGATAGCGCATGGTCCACACCGCAACTGATGGCGGACAGCACGGACTTCGAGGTGCAGTACTCGGCCTATGCCTCTCCAGGCACCCCAAGCACCAACTCGTCCTATTGGTCGGACACAGCCTCCGAGGATTCCCTATGGATGGCCACACGATACTACTCCAACCTTGCATGGAGCGATTGGCAGGTGGTCAAGATTAAGGGTGAGGGAGGCGACGATGGAAGAGGGGTCGTGCAGGTGATTGTCTACTATACGCTGTACAGCAGTGGTACCACAGCACCTACCGTACCTTCCTCGGCCAGCAGTACACCCTCGTCTATATGGTCAACCACCTATAAGGCACCATACAATATGCCAAGCGCCAAGTTCTGCTGGTGTTACAAGCGCACGCAGTATTCCGCAGACCCCGAATGGGAGGCCGAAGGTCCTTACTTGATTGGAATGTATGCCACCCCCGGCACGGATGGCGAGAAGGGTGCTGCCGTGCGCGGTATTCCCGATTGGGGCAGTGTGGCTGTGGGGTTCAACTTCCTATCGGGAGCGAGTGGGGAGTCCTTCTATGATGTGGTAAGGTATAACGGGTATTATTGGCGATGCACGACCTCGCACACCAAGACCTCAACCAACTACCCCTCCAGCACAAGTTCGTATTGGACCATTTATGAGTATACGGACTTCATTGCCACCAAGAGTTTGATTACCGATGGCATCATCATGTCAGACGACGAAGGCAACCTGCTCTTCCGTGCCGAAGGCGGAGTGGTGGAGTGTAACACGGGTAAGTTCAAAGACGTGCAGGTGCAGGGTGACGTCATTGTCGGTACCTACGACGACACCGACGAGGATAACATCACCGCAGGCCAGCGCATCGAGATACGCTCGGACAGCAAGGCGGTGGCTGTGTATGACAGCGACAACCAAGTCTGTGCGGTGCTGGATGGTAATGCAGTGGCCACGAAGGACAGCATCTATAAGAGCACCACGGGCAGTTGGACGATTAATACAAGTAGCTCGACTACGGTTTCCTCACCAATCAACGAGCGGACTGATTCAATCGTCAAGCAAGCAAACAGCGCGATTGGCATTGCAGGTGGCTTTACGTTGAAAACCACCATCTCCGCAGCCTCGCTAACCATCTCATGTACGGGTACGGGCACAGTGGATGGTCCGCGGATTACGGAGTGGTCCGAGATGCGTCTTGTGTTGGCAAGGTATAACAACTCGGCTTGCTCTGTCGGTCGCAGCACCTTCCCAATATGGAGTGGGACCCTCGAGTTGGAGAATGACAGCAGCAAGACGAATACGAAGAGTTTCGTCAGTTCCGCGACTATCTATTCCCGCGGTGTAACCAACAGCCAACAGGACACGACCTATTATTACCGCTTGGAATGGGAGTTCACGGCCAGCGCAGGCAATCGCAATGGCTACTCGGCTTACTTCACCTACACGGTGGACAGTTGTGTGTACACAAAGGATTTCTATGCCTCGCGTATCTTCAAGAACGGCCTGCTGCTTTCCAAGGATGCCAATAACTTCTTTCTCGCCATTAACGAGACGGGGAAGGGCTATCTCGACATCTATGCGATGAGCAATGGTAATGGCATCAGAATCGTGAATGGCGCACTTGAAGCGAAAGTAAGCGGAAGCACGTTTTGGGGGAAGATACCTACACTGCTATTCCGCGCGAAGGTGAGTTGGTACGAGCCAAGTAGCGGTACGATTGGTTATAGATACGGCGATGAAGATAACTCATATAAGCCATACTATAACGCGCTTTCCGTCACTCCGACGTTAACAAGAGTGAACCAAGGCTGGGTAAAACTCTCTTGGAGTTCAAGTATTGCTCTCCCGATAGCGACTACAATCGTAAACGCGGTCGGATTCGAGCGTGTGCGCGGTTATGGCAATATTGATAACGCGATGAAAGCCACCATTATGGCACAGACTGATTATTCTATAACGATTGGACTTACGAACAGCAACTCATCTAATGATGGTGCTTTTATTATTGATGTTTACTCAATCGGATAATATTAACTTTAAAAACTTTATAAAATGGCAGAAACAACGAAATTATTCAACGCTCTCCCCACGGTGAGTTCATTGAACACTACCGACAAGATAGCCTCGTTTGATACAAATGGTGGCTTGCAGGGGATAACTCCGGCCAACCTTTACAAGACGATGTATGGTGCCAAGAACCCTGCGATGATGTACGACAATATCCTCATCATGTATTTTGATGCGGGTAATACCAGTCCGCGAATGGTACATTTGGATTGGTGGACGGGCAGCAACACGGAGCGAGGCAAGGTATCAGACAGCCAAGCGGTAGGCATTGTAGTCACGGAGGCGGACAAGAAGCTCATTATCGCCCTCGACACCGCGCAACTGCCGTGGTCAAGCGGTAATGTGACGGGTGGAGGCACGATGACTTCCAGCCGAAATACTGCCTCGCACGATTGGGAAGGACAGAGCAACACCGCAGCGCAAGCCGCGAAGTCCGCCTGTTCCAGCACGGACTATGCCCCCGGCTATTGCTATAACTATTCCAAGTTCTTGAGCGATGGCACCACGGGTATAGCCGCAGGGAAGTGGTGGCTGCCCTCTCTGCCGGAATTGGATATGATATGGCGACATATCAACGGCATCAACTACGCCCTCTCCGTCATTAGTGGTGCCACCCAAATCCCCTGGCAATGGCACTGGTCCTCCACGGAGTACTCTTCTTCCAATGATTGGACTCAGTTCTTCAATGCGCAGTATGGCGGTATGGACATCCATACCAAGACGAATAAGTATTACGTTCGCCCGGTCACAGCATTACCTGGATAAGGTCTTGCTTCAAGTCCTCTCTCTTCCTCCACCCTTAGGTGGAGGTCTGCCCCGTCCCTCTAAAGGGCGGGGCTTCTTATTCCTCATAGTCGACCTCCTTGTCGGCATCAGGAAAGTCATTCACTTCCAACATTACGATGTTGGGTAATAACTCCACGGCCTCCACCGTTTGGTAGACGCCCAACAGAGCACGGGTAATCTTCACTACCTCACTGTACTCTGAATCTTCTTTTAACAACAAGCAAATCATAACGACCTTTTATATAGATGTATTCAAATAATCTTTGCTTAATCGTGTTCAGCCATTTGCGACGCATCGCATAGTTGTTATGCTGGCGCAAGAATCCGAGGTACGAGTTGACGGATTGCACACACTCGTTGATCTCGTAAATCGTCTTTGCCCGATTCAATCTACCCACAGCGTCGACAAAGCCTCCTACCGTCCTATTCCCAGTGTACGTCCTCCCCGGCTTGACCACACTGCCCGTAAACTTCACTCCCTTGCTGTAATGCTGGAAGTAGAACTTCTTTTCATTCAGTTGGAGGCCGACCTTTGCAAGTTCCGCCCTTATCCCCGGCATGGCACCAAGCAGCACCTGCTTGTCGGGATGGATAAGATACATATCATCCACATACCTGCCGTGATATGGGGTTATCCCCTCCATATACCAATCAAGTCCGTTCAGATAGAAGTTGGCAAATATCTGACTGAACAGATTCCCGATAGCGATGCCCTTGCCACGTTCGTTGCGGAATAAGGTCTTATGGTCCGGCAGTTGGTCGAAGAGTTTCTGCGGACTGCGCTTTTCGCAATCGAGCTGCGGTTCATGCAGGATAACCGTCTCGCACAGATACCGCACGTCCTCCTTATCCTCTCCTTGGTACTTCTCCAAAATAAAGTCGTCGATGAACCTTGCCATCAACTTCTTGTCGATGCTCATAAAGAATCCTTTCAAGTCGATTTTCATTATCCAGCAGTCCAACGTGTAATCCTTGGAGCAGGCTTTCATGTCTGCCTCCAATTGACGGATGCCATACAGTCTGCCTTTATCTTTACGGCAGTTAAAGGCGCGGTCGGAGAACACTTGCTCGAACAAAGGTTCAAGCCTTAAAGCGATGAAGTGATGAATCACTCTATCACGGAAATTGGCGGCAAACACCTCACGCAGACGCGGGCGCGTGACTACAAAGCAGATGGACGTGGAAGGCTTGTAGGTCCTGCGGTTGACGCTTTCGGTCAGACTGACGCACTCCGCCATCCAATTAAGCGAGAATCGCATGGCACTCTCGGTACCCCGTTTGTGCCTTAAACAATCCTTGTAAGCATCCCTCATGTCCATTACATCTACCATAACTGTTCCTCCATTGTTGCTGTGACCGGGCGAACGTAATTCTTATTCGTCTTGGTATTGTTGTTCATGTTGCCATACTGCGCATTGAAGTTCTGATTCCAAGCATTAGAAGAAGAGTTCTCCGAATCGCGGTCTGCTGTCTTAGTCTTAGGACTGAATGAGTCCGCTGACCCCATTAATAGAGAAACGCTTTTCATAATACACCGTAGCCTATTATATTCTGCTTTTAACCTCCGTTCCATACTTGGACGCGAAGGTATTTCTCAACGCTGTGCTCTGCCGTGCCACACTATCCAGCAATCTGATGAGGTGTGCCGCCTTATTCCGTCCCTTCAACCATCCTTTATCAATGGCGAGGGTGACGAGTATCTTCAAGGTTTCCAACTCCGAGATGAGTTGGTTCATATCGTTCAACGACTGCGTGCCCGAACTTAAATATGCCGACGCAAACAGCCTTAACATGGATATACAAGAGCGTTGCATCTCCGCGCCCACCACAAACCTGCTCCCCTTGGGCATATCCTCTACCGCTCCAACCGTAGCGTCAAGCAGGTCGGAGAGAACGTTGTAGAGACGGGTATGGGAAAGTTGTTGCATAATAGTTCAGTTTTAAAGGTTCATATTTAAATTCATTGTGTCAAAGGTAATCATTTTTAATGACAAAACAAAAATTAACATAAAATTTTGACTAAATAATTTGTAGGTTAAAAAAGAAGTATTACCTTTGCATCAATTTCTACTGCGCGTAGATAGAGCCGATGGCTCATGTCGTGGATTTCGCGGGGTAATTTCTACTGTTGTAGATATGTGCAATACTCGCGGTTTCCACGTGGATTTAAACGAAAAGTGATAAGAACGTAGGATCTGATTCACGAATGGAGCGTACTCGTAAGGGTGCGCTCTTTTTTTTCTTGGCCGAAAAATTTGCATATTCCAAAGTCAATCGTATCTTTGCATTGATTGTTTTTCAAGGATTTAAGGCTTATGGAATTATGCTTAGCAGTATTAAAACATTATTCGTGAGCATTGTGTCAGCGATAGCGGCATATTTGCGACCATTGGACGGGGAGTTGGAAACCATGCTCGCCGTGTTCTTCTGCAACTGCATTTGTGGACTGCTGGCCGACATCATCGGTCGTAACGGGGGTTTCAAGTTCAAGAAGGCTTGGAGATGCATCGTGGAGAGTATGGTATTCTTCGGCTTGGTCGGCTTTATCTACTTCATCGGGGACCACAAGGGGAATCCGTCGGGAGCCTTGCAATGCGTCTCTCTGATTTCCTATGCGATCATTTGGTTTTATTCCACGAACATTCTGAGAAACCTGGGCATTATCCTGCCCAATGAGACGGTTGGCCACAGATGTATCATGTTCCTTTATTATGTGGCATCGGTAGAATTCGTGAAGAAAATTCCTTACTTAGCGGACTTTATCGGAAAGGAGGCGCAGGATGAAAGCAAGTGATTCCATCAAGAACTTCATCAAGGCCAAGGAGAATCTTTCCTTGAAGGCTTACTACGACAGCAAGAACGTGATTACCATCGGCTACGGCCATACGGGTGGCATCAAGATTACCGATACCTGCACCAAGGAGCAGGCCGAGGCTTTCTTCAACAGTGACTGCGCGAAGTTCGAGGCACAGCTGAACGGATGTGTAAGCGACATCACGCTCACGCAGAACCAATACGATGCGCTGTTTTCCCTATTGTACAATATCGGCATCGCGCGTTTCCGACCTTCCACGCTTTTAAGACGGGTGAAGTCCAATCCAAACGATCCCGACATCCGCAATCAGTTCAACCGATGGGTCTACTGCAACGGACAGATTCTCGGAGGTTTGGTGACAAGACGCGAACAAGAGGCTAACTTATACTTTAAGGAATGAGAAAGTTATTACTGCTGATGATTGTCCTTCTGCTTGCCGGGTGCAAGACGAAATATATCCCCGTGGAGGTAAAGACCACGGAGACGGTGAAGGTACATGATACGGTGGTCGTGGTCAAGTTGGTTGTCTACCACGACTCCGTATCCGTGAGAGATACGTCCAACTACTTGAAAAACGAGTATTGCGAGACGTATGCAAATTGGGAGAACGGGGTCCTCCATCACTCCTTGAATACCTTGAAGGATGCCCACGTGGAAGTGGTGACGCAGATCAAGGAAATCGAGAAGGAGGTGGAGAAGCCTACCTACATCGAGGTCGAGAAGGAAGTGGAGGTGGAAAAGAGCCTCACTTTGTTCGAGAAGATATGTATGAATTTGGGCAAAGTGACTATCTTTGCACTGATAATTTTGATTGTTTATCTATTAACGAAAGGAGGCTATCTTGGGAAAATAAGAAAATGGGTCGGTTTGTAGAAGCCCCGACCCAAAACGCTTAGTATAACAAAAGTTTTAATTTGCGTCTGATGGATTATTAACATTCATCGGGCGCATTTTGTTTTATGGAATACAAGAATTTATTAGGAACAGTGCTGGAGGTCTGCTGCATGACGGAGGCGGACTTCCTTAAATCGAACCGCCAGGACCACGTGGATGCGCGTGCTATGGTGGTGCATATCCTCATCGAGGGAGGGTATTCGGAGAGGTATGTTTCCAAGGTGACGGGATTCTCCCAACAGCGGGTCAATTCGCTAAAGAACGGATTCAAATACCGAAGGAGTTACGAACTTACAATGAACTTACAAGCGGTCCACAAAAGACTATTGGAGGAACAAGCGGAATAGTCGGATATTTGCCATGCAACCGATATTGGTTGTGACTTAAAACTTATCAATATGGCAGATGAGAAAATGACGGAGAAGGTGTATTGTTACAATCATCCTTCCCAAG